TTTGCTAATGGGTATGACTTTTGCAAGAAAAAGAATAAGTTTTATTGTGTTGATTGTGGGGTAGAAGTACCAGGCGGACGACCTCAATGCGAAGATTGTAGGAGGCAAGACTAATGACACAGGCAGTTGAAGATTCGATCAAGACTTTGTATAACTGGTATGAATCAAACAAGGATATTGGGGGATATTATGTTAGGTAACGATAAGATGGACTTTATTGGCTTTGGTTTTATTATCGCTATCATGGTTGTTATTTTTGGATTCTTGCTTCCTCGTATTGTTGTTTTTTCTGACGATGTATTTGTGGACACCTATATCAAACAAAAAATAACCGGGGAGGCCAGCCATGATTGAAATAGGTTTTATCGTTTACGGTGATATTCCCTCAATGAAAAATGATCTTGGAGTTATGAGGGGAAAGAACGGAAAGCCAATTTTCTACCACAAAGGAAATGGCGTTAGAAACTACAAAGAGCTATTCGATCTTCAAGTGCCATCGAAGTTTAAGGTTTGCTTGAATGGTAAAATATCAGTATATTTAAGGATTTTCAAAAAAGACAACCGCAAAGATGGCTGCAATATGTCAGGCGCAGTTTACGATGCGCTTCAATCGTCCGGGGTAATAAAAAACGATAGAAATATAACCCTCAGAATAGAAGAAGATTTTATTGATAAGGAAAATCCAAGGGTTGAAGTTGTATTGAAAAAAAAGGGGGAAACAGGTATGACGTTAAATTTTCCGAGCGAGATTCTTTGTGTTCAATGTGAAGAAAAAGCGAGGGTTAGCAATTCCGTTTTCTGCCCCAACTGTAAAAAGGTGATTGACGATTGGAACAGAAAAATAAAGAAAGAATGGGATATGCCAGAGAAAACTGTAAACAGAGAAATGAAGTATCAGAGGGCTGGTTTGAAATATGACAATGTAGAAAAGGGGGTAAAGTAATGAGGATATATTTTTCGTGGGATGGAGATGATAGTAATCCAATTACTCCCGATGAAATCAAAGAATATCTTAGAGATAAATATAAAATTCAAATAGGAAAAAATGAAGCAAACGAAAGAATTATAGTTATAAAAAGTAGATATAAAGACAAGGATAAATGTGCGGAGTATGCTTATGAGTAGCCCAATCGGACACACTCTGGCCGGGGTAGCTATTCCCCTAGCATTTGGTATTTATGACCCGGTTCTGATTGGTGCTTCTATGCTGGTTGCTAACATTCCTGACTGGCCGCTCAAAGGTTGGGGACACGACGAGTATTTAGTTAGCCACAGTCTGCCACTACTGGCGTTACTCGCTACTTTAGCTATTGTTATTGCTAGTGCGTTTTCTCCGCATGTAAACGCTTGGCTTGCCCTAGTATTATTCTCTCATATAGCGTTTGATGCCAGCTACAAACACGATCTGGGCGTGCCTTGCTGGTGGCCTTTCAGTAAAGCCAATCTGCAATTCTTGCCGATCTTTACACCGATGCGGAGCGCTGACTTCCTAGACAAAAGGAATTACCCGGCTTATTTATCAGACTTAATTATTATGGGCGGATATATACTTGGATTTATGGGGGTGAGATTATGCGTATTCTTATTGTCTCGTTAGCTATGTTCGCATCAGCTTCGTTGACTGTTTCTTTTGTGGTTCTAGGCGTTATTTTGGCTAATGAAAATATAAAGGGGAGGGATTCTTAATGCCTGAAAAACCTATACTTTCAATCTGTATTCCAACCGTTTCTCATAGTGCCTACCTCCAAGAAGCGATTGAAAGCGTTTTAGAACAAGTTGATGATAACAACAAAGACAAGCTAGAAATAGTTATTAGTGATAACGCCTCAACTGATGATACTAAAAATGTTGTTGAGAACCTAGCAGTAATATCGCCTATTCAGATAGTTTATGGCCGCAACAAAGAAAATCTAGGGTTTGATCTTAACTGCCTGAAGGTCGTTGAATTGGCTAGTGGCTCATACTGTTGGCTCTTGGGCGATGATGATAAGATTCTGCCGGGAGCGATTAACCGACTTCTATTTGAAATCAAAACCTATGCCGGTACTGATGTGTTCATGGGAAACAAAAAAGATTTCAATGTTGATTTTTCCAAAGAAATGAGATTTAGACCGATATTTAAAGAGAGGATGCTTTTTATTCCTAGTTGGGATATTCGTGAGGTATATTTCAATCATAGCACCCGGCTGATTTGCTTCTTTAATTTTATTTCAATCCTAATATTCAAAAGAGATAAATGGCAAGAGGTGAAAAACAGAGATGGCTTCATTGGCTCTAAGTATATTCATGTATTTATGATAATGTCTATTTTGTGGAAAGGTAAGATGGGAACTCTAAAGTGCTTATCTGATAAAATCGTTGCAAGGCGTTGGGGTAGTGATAGAATTCCTTGTGCCATAGAACGCCTAAAGAACGATGTTCAATTTTATGATTCTGTTGCTAGGGAGATTTTCGACAACGATGACTATTTTGTTAGGCGAATTAACAGCTTATTTCTAAAGGATGATTGTTACTCTTGGTCAGTAATGGCTAAGATCACAGCTGGCTACAAATTCTATACTGATATTTTTCCTTTTCTGCTCAAACGCTTTTGGAGTTATAGGCTGTTCTGGTTTAAGATTATTCCGTTGTTGTTTATCCCTGTAATAGTGCTAAAATTACTAAGATGGCTCTATAGGAAATTTGTTAAGGGGGAGGACGTATAATGCCTACATGGCTGCTTTTATTGCTCGTTAATTTTGGATTGCCCCTAGCAATAATAGCTTTATGTATATATGCAGAGAGAGTAATTTCATGGATTTATGAAAGAATAAAAAAGGGGAAATGATTAAATGAAAGCATTGAAAGACGAGATTAGAGCGCATATTGTAGCATTGATTAAGCTGGAAGTTGTTGGCTTTAGGCTAAATATCCAAACCAATGATGCCGAGGTTTGTGTTAAAAATGGCGGTGAGGCGGTTGTAGAGTTTCATATAGAAAATATAAAGGGGGGTGAATGATTTGAAAAGGATGTTAATTGTTTTCTTGGTGCTGCTATTCGCTGGTGTTGTGTTTGCCGAGCAACCAACTTGGAAGGTTTACTTTACTGTTTCTGATGGCGAGTTGCTACAGGTTCATGGAGTAAATGACGATAGGTTTCTAAACATAATCGTTGATGAAAGGGTTACTTTGGAATGTTTAAGTGAAACGACTCTGGGGGTAAACTAAATGAGCGACGAAGTGTTTAGATATTGCATAGTAAGTGAAGGTGATTGTGTAGAGCTTGGCACTAAATCCATCACGTTGGATAGGCTTTGTGAAGTAATAGCAGAAAATGAGCTTCACGATGAACAAATAATTCCTATAGCCAAAGCAGTGCTGAGGGAGTTGAAGGGATGAATCGATAATGGAGGGAAGGATACCCCATGAGCCAAGATAATAAACTGATTCCCCTTGAACCTCAAAAAAGGATAAGGTGTACCGCTACTAGCAAGAGGACAGGCAAGCAATGTGGTCAATGGGCAATTCTCGGTAAAGACAAATGCAAATGGCATGGCGGTAAGACTCCTATTAAGACTGGCCTTTATGCTAAGTATGCCCCTGTACTCTTAGCAGAGAAGATTGAAGAAGCTAAGAACAACCCCAAGCTCCTAGATATAAGAGAGCAGATAGCTCTACAGACAAGCATATTGAATGACTTCATTAGCAAATGGGAGGGTATGCCATTAGTATTAGAAGCAAGAGAATCCATGATGACTATGAGCGAGCTTGTTAGCAAGAACATTGAGCGATTAAACAGGATTGAGAGTAGTGACAAGTTATCAGTCGAAGCTGTTCAGACTGTTATCAGGCAGATAGTGGAGATAGTAAAACTATACGTCAAAGATGAAAACACTAGAAAAAAGATTTCTGTCGCGGTCGCAAAAGTCGCTGCTCTCTAGCTTCTCTGAAGGCGTTTACGATAGAGAAGTGGAAGCATCGGAGGCCGACTTTTTGAGTTGGTGCGAAAGCAATTACTACATCAACGACCTACCTTTCACCTTAAAAAACCGTCATCCTCTTGTTCAAATATATCTTGACCCCTCGAAAGATATTACTATCACAAAATCTGCTCAATGTGGTGCTTCTGAATATTGTGTTGGTCGTGCGCTTCACTTTACAGAGATATACAGAGAAAACGCCCTTTATTTGATGCCGGCTAAAGATCAGATTAAAGACTTTGCACAAGGCCGAGTTGACCCTCGAATTGATTCGTCTCCTCACCTTCTGAGGCTAGTGTTAAAGACTGATAACGTAGGACTGAAACAGATCAGGTCAAACTTTCTTTACCTTCGCGGCTCTCAGAGTAAACGTCAAATCAAGTCAGTTGATGCTGGTTTGCTCATATTCGATGAATACGATGAAATGATTCAGATGAATATTCCGATAGCAGAGAAGAGGCTTGGTGATTCTAAGCATAAGCTAATAATCAGAATCAGCACCCCGACCGTACCAGAGTTTGGAATACACCGAGAGTATCTAATGAGCGATCAACACGAATACCATTTGCAATGCGATCACTGTAAAGAATGGCAAACACCAACTTGGAACGACAATATTTCACCTAAACCTGAGAGGAGCAGGGCGGTTGAGACCCCAAAAAACATAATTATTATTTGTAAATTTTGTGGCGGCAAACTCGACCGCTCTAAACCCGGCAAGTGGATTGCAATGAATCCGGGAGCAGCAAAGCGTGGTTATCATCTAACTAAACTGATATTCCCTACGACTGATCTGACCTCTCTATGGGTAGAGTACAGAGACACTATCAATCTGCAAGACTTCTATAATAGCAATCTAGGTGTGCCATTTATAACCGAAGGCGGCAAGCTAGACGACCAAGTTTTAAATGCCTGTAAGCGATCAGCCGAAGAAGAGGACGAATTTAACAAGATAGAGAAATACAAGAACTGCACGATGGGTGTTGACGTTGGCCGAGATCTCAATGTGAGGATCTCAACCAAGATAGATGAATTAAAGCAAGCGGTTTTAATCTGCACCGTTAAATCATTTGAAGAGCTAGATGCGTTTATGTTCAAATACAATATATTTAAAGTTGTCGTTGATGGCCTGCCAGAAACCAGAGAGGCAACTAAATTTGCCTTCCGGCATCCCGGCAAAGTGTTTCTAGCTTATTATCAGGGGACTGACCCAAACAAAACATTTGAGTTTAAGAAAAAAGAGAAACCGATGAAAGTTAATATCAATCGAGTGCGCGCAATGGACGAAACGTCACAGAGAATAATTGACCGCACCAACAGAATACCACTTAACGCCAGACAGATTATAGATTACTACGAACAACTTAAAGCTCCGCAAAAAGTAAAAGTCCTTGACAAGACTGGCAACGAGGTGTATAGATATATTGAAAACAATAAACCTGACCATTACTTTCATGCCGAGGTTTATGACGACATTGCACAGGCACAGAAAAAGGTTACTGTAGATTTCTTTTGATGAGAGGGGGGCTAAAAAACATGGAGGATACCTATGGGTTTTTTAGACGCTCTCTTTGGTCGGCCTGATAAAAAAGAATTTAGGGAAACCCAACAGTTTGGGTTTGATCTTGGCGGTAAGAATTTAAGTAAGTTTGATAACCCCTCAAGATACCTAGAGGCGGCAAGCTCGCTTACCTGGGTTAATGTTTGCGTTAAAATTCTAGCAGAAGATCTTGCATCAACACCCCTAGCCATTTATGACCAAAAAGATAAACTCGTAGAAGATAAAGAATTAAACAGACTACTTGCTAACCCCAACCCTTTGCAATCCGCTTATGAATTTAAAGAGATGTCAATGTGGCATTTGTTACTTGCTGGTAATTTCTACGCTTTGAAGATGTATAAGAACATGCACCAACAAATGACCAAGCAAGCCAATAGCCTTTGGATTGTCAATCCTACCCTCATTCGGCCAGCGATAGATAAGGAAACCGGCATGATTGGCGGCTATGTTTACTGTAAGCATGGAAAAGAAACCTTTTTTAACTTTGAAGATATTCTGCATATTAAGTTACCTAACCCTAACAACCCTTTTGAGGGTATGGGTAAGATTCAAGCAAACGAAACTCTATATAATTCAGAGATGGCCGCTCAATATTACAACTGGCGATTCTTTGATAAGGGCGGTATGCCAGCGGTTATGATGACTTCAGATGGTGATATTCAAGCAGGACAACGGAAAGAGATTAGAGATTCCTACAAGAAATATCAGGGATTCACTAAGGCGCATGGCCTAATCATTCTTGATAACGGTACTAAGCTAGAAAAGGTTGGCTTATCACAGAAAGACATGGAATTCCTTGAGCAACGCAAACTAAACAGAGAAGAAATACTATCTATCTTTGGTGTGCCGCCAGCTAAAGCCGGCATATTAGAAAAACCTAATTACGCAAACTCCAAAGAACAAGACGCAACCTATTGGGACAATGCTATTGACCCATTGCTAAAGAGAGATGATGCCGCTTGGACTAGAGCTATCGTTCAAGCGTTTAACCCTGCATGGAAACAGAAGCATGATGTCGTTATCCGCAAGGATATTGAGTTAGACCTCAAATTTACTGATACTAGAGTTAAGAATGGTACTATGACACCTAACGAGGCTAGGGTTTATCTGGGTGACGAAAAGGCCAAGGATTCAGCTATGGATATATTCTATCAGCCATCTAATATGTTTCCTGTTGGTGATATAGCAGACGAACCAGCCCCGGAAGTTGAGAAAGCTATTGCATGCGAACACGAAAAGAAAGATGTTAAGATTTCTAAGGCTAGGCAACGGTTGATCTTAAAGCTCCAAAGAAATGCTACTAGAAAGAATGGCCGGGTATTCAAAAAAGAAGCTCTTGAGTTTTTCGATAAGCAAGAGAAGCAGATATTGTCTTTGTTCGATAGCACAGTTGAGGAGAAATCAGTTAAGGCCGATGGCGATGTTATCCCTCCAAAAAAGAGTGCCGAGCAGTTTATTCGTAAGGTTGATAGCCAAGTCTTTAATGCCGCATCTGATAAAGAGCTAACCCTACGAATGAGAAAGGGGCATACCTCCGTTCTGGTTCAAGCCATTGAGGATATGAATGACGTTATGGGTTCAGAGATTGACCCTTCAACCTCTAACCCGATGGTAGTTAAAACCCTTAACACGCTAGGCAGTAAGATTAGCGATATTAACGTAACAACCCGAAACGATCTTGACCACACGATCAGACAGGGCATTGAGGGTGGCGATTCAATAAGCGATCTCAAGCAACGTGTTACTCATGTTACTAGTAAGAAGGGTTACAGGGCTGAAATGATAGCTCGCACCGAATCGTCTAAGGCTTACGATCAGGGAGCGATTGAGAGCTACAAGGAAACAGGCGTTAAATTCGTTGATGTTATTGGTTGCGAAGATAGCGAAACAGATTGCAACGCTACTCATATTCCAATTAGTCAGGCTGATAGTTTGGAGTTTCACCCTAACCACACAGGCAGTATAGTACCAGAATAATACTGGTTGCATGATGAGGAGCTTTGTAAAAGATCAAAGACCTTACAAGAGAGATGCAGAATGAGCAAATATGAGTTTCTAGTTTGGCTTTCAATCAGAAGGCATGGATTTGAATTTATTCCTCAATATTCAGTTGATAAATTTAACATTGATTTTGCTTACCCCGATAAAAAGATTGCTGTTGAAATTGATGGTGGTCACTTTCATGGTTCATCACCAAAAAAAATAAAACAAGATAAAGCAAAATCAGATTATCTAATTCCTAGAGGTTGGACAATAGAACGCTTCCGAGTGACAAGCGAAGATCAGATAGAATCGGTTGCTAAAAAAATAGTTTCCCTCTTGTAATAATCCTCATTGTAAAATAACGCTTGACACGATTCGTAATTTGATGATATGTATATGTTATCGGGCTTGATCACCTGATGACCATTACTAACCAACAAAAGCCTATAGGCGGTTTTTGAGTCGACACTACGACTTAGAGACCGCTTTTTTGTTGGAGAGGAGAAAACGAAAATGGAAAACAAGATGGAAGTACAAAGAGAAAATAAGAGTTTTTCGATTGACGATTTCAAAGTAGAAAAGGAAGAAGATGGAGCTATTTTTATTACTGGTTATGCGAACACGAAAGGGAAAGCCGATAGATATGGCGATGTTCCTACAGTTTTTTCTAAGTTAAGAGATTATGTTTACGACCTCAAAGAATTCAAAAAGAACCCTGTTTTATTAGTTGACCATAACAATTCTGCAACCGCTATCGTCGGTACTTTTAACAAGAAGATGGGCGGTGTAATTCAAGAAGATGAAAAGGGATTAAGGTTTAAGGCTAGACTTATGGATAGCTCCCCAGACCCTAAAATTCAACATGTTCTTGAAGCATACAAAAAAGGATTTGGCCGGGCGTTGTCTATTGGTGGTATATGGCAACATGAAAATAAAGATAAGCCAGAACAATTGACTCTTGCAGTGATTTTTGAAATTAGTCTTGTCGGTGTTGGTGCTGACTCAAATGCGTTGACTGAAAAGAGTTTGCCAAAGAAAGGCGAGCAGGAAAACCCTGAAATAGGGGCGAGTACAAAAGCTGGCCGAGTATTAAGTAAGGCAAACGAAAATAAGTTGAAGCAAATGGTGGAAATCGGAAGCACAATACTGAAATCGTTAGAAAAAGAAAAAGAGGAGGATAAATCATGGGTGAAAGTACAGTTACGTTAGAAAAGAAAGAGTTTGATTCTATGCTTACCGACGCAGTTTCTAAAGCTGTTGGTGCGGCTGTTGAGGGTAAAAAAGCCGAAGATGTCAAGACTGCTGAAGCAGTTGAAGCACAAAAGGTTCACGATAAAGAAATCGCTGACGCCGCAGTTAAAGCATTGCTTGAAAGCATGCCTGCTGACGAAAGTGGATTTAAAGAAAAGATGGTTACTCTTGGCATTAGTGTTAAGAAAGAAGAACTTGGCTTTGGTCAATTCTTGTTAGGTGTTAAGCATGACAACAGTAAATTCTTGGACGACCATTTTGGCGTCAAAAGAGTTGCTATGGAAGAGAAAGTTGTTGTTTCCGGTACTACTACTTCTGGTGGCTACCTAGTACCTGAAGAGTGGGCGCAGCAATTAACCAGAAACATTGAGGACGAAGCAGTTGCTAGACCACATTGTTTGAAAAAGACAATGAAATCTGACACTCGCCTAGACCCAATTGTCACTTCTGGCGTTACCGCTTACTTTGTAGGTGAGAACACAGAAAAAACCAAGAGCGATTGGACACTTGGACAGATTCAACATGATGCTAGAAAGCTAATCGCTTTAACTTCGTTTTCCGATGAGGTTTTAGCTGATAGCAGACCTTCTGCCTCAAGCATTATCTTGCAAGAGTTTGCAATTGCTATTGCCAACAAAGAAGATACCGATATTTTCAATGGCACAGGCGCAACCCCTACTGGTGCTGACCCTTGGACTGGTATCATCAACCTAACCAGCATTGTTAGCAAACCAATGCCAGGCGGTGGTATTTCTTTCGACCCAATCTTTGAAGCTCTTGGTCAAATCAGAGGAAACAGAGCCAAGAAAATCGTTCTTTTCTATCACCCAACAATTGAAGGGTTGCTAAGAAAGATCAAGGGTGAGGACGGTCAATATTTATGGGCTAACGCTACTGGTTCAACTCCTAACATGATAGCTGGTATCCCTGCGATTTCTGCAATTAACTTACCAGTTACTTTAGGTACTGCAAACAATGAAACAGTTATCGTTCTAGGTGACTTCAGCAAGAACGCTGAACTTGCCGATAGAAGCGGAATTGTAATTGCTAAGGGATTTTGTGATGAGGATTTTGAGTATGACAGATCATCTTTTAGGGCTGTTAAACGTACTTCTTTCAAGGTTCATAGCTCAAGAGAAAATCGTTTTGCTAAGATCACCGGTATTGTAGTCCCTTCGTAGTAGTTGTAACGTAGTCGTAGTAAATTAAAAAGGGAGGTTTCTGATGATGAAAAAGGTTAATAGATTTCTAGTTTTAATGTTCGCTTTGCTAATTGCTGTTTCTCCGGTTTTAGCATCTAGGGCATTTGTTTCGAATGTTGGCACAGATGATACCGATGCTTTGGTTGTTTTTAGGTCGTCCACAAATCCGATCACTCTTACTCATCTAACAGTAAAAACTGATGCGGCTACTGGCGAGCCTGTTGTTGTTTATGGTAGTGAGCCTGGTAATTATATTACCATGACTACTGTTGCGACTGCTTCTGGTTCTATTATTTTAACAGTTAGCTCAACTGCTGGCGTTGCGGTTGACGACTGGATTGTTGTTGAGGATTTAGTCAATACAGAGAAGTTTGAAGCTGTTCAGATTTCAATCATTACAGCCGAGGTTCTTACTGTTGATGATTTGACCTATGCTTACGCAAAGGGTGCAAAGATCTTTGAAGTTTCTGAAGTTGGAAGATTCTATCCAACTTATGATACTGCCACAAACTACGACAATGCTACTAGCCTTGTTGGAGTGAGGGCAAGATCACCGATGATGTTGAGAGTAACAGCCGAAACTGACGCTGTTCTCAGCGGTGCTGGTTACTATTCCGACGGTCAGTAATTGATTAAACGGTTGGAAGGGGAGTTACCCTCCCCTTCCGCCAAGTTAAAGGGGGATTAGTTATGGTAGAAGTTAAAATTAAAAGAAACATTCTAGTTAGTGGACAAGCAAGAAATATCGGAACTGTTATGGATATTACAAACGAAGATTTAGCTAGAACACTTGCTATTCGTGGTGATGTTGAAATTGTAGCTGAATTAAAAGAAGAAGTTGCCGCTCCTATTAAAGTTGAAAACAAACAAGCTAAAATTAAGAAAGCAAAAAATAAAAAAGGCAGGTAATGGAAATATGCGTAAAACAATTTGGCTAATCTTATTGTGTTTCTTTTTGTTTGCATCTTCTGCCTCTGCCGAACTTATTTTTGATGATGGAAGTTACCCAGGGCAAAGATATTCTCCAAAAGATTTTACTACTGCATACCTAACCACAGAATCAGTAACTATAACTGGTGGTAATACTGCAAATTATACAACCAGCGAATGTTTATCTGTCATAGTTTATTACCCCGGTGGCACATCTTGGGTTTATGTTCCAACAATAAACGCATTTGATTATAATGCCCCTACCCTAGAAGTTACTGGCGCGCAGTTTACATCTGACGCTCAATACAGGGTAAGTTTCATTGATAATGATAATGCGACAACTGCTTACCAGACTAAATTTGCCTTTACTGCTGAAGCCAGCACCGTTACGTTTCCGCAAATGGTTAAGTCGTTTACTGTTACAAATTATGATAGTGCTATCGCCTTAAATGTTCAGACTGCGGCTGGAACTACCATTGAGGTTGACCCGGCTATTGGTTCATCAAGAGTTTTTGATTTAGAAGTATCTAATATTGATGTATATTCTGCATCTGGCACAGTTACCGCAGAAATTGTCGGACTTTATTAAAAGGGGTAAAATATGAAAAGAAAATTAACGCTATCCCTGTTGACATTATTGTTAATTCCTTCATTGGTTCTAGCTGTTCCCTCTGTTAAGTATCTAAGTGGCGTTTCAAAATCAACTGCTGACGTTACTTATCTTAAAGTTGATGGAAGTAATGCCGACGCTAAAGTTGACTTAAATAACCTTGATGTTAATGGTGGCTTGGCTGTTACTACTGCAACTATAACTAACGCCACAATTACTACAGCCACTATTGAAAATTCAACGATTGGCTCTCTTAATGCCCCTGACGATGGACAGCAATCGGTACTAATTGATCAGGCTATCACAACAGCGTTAATTACTAATGAGGTTGGAAGTTATGTTTTTTCAGTTGATGGCACACCTGTTTTTCATACTCAAGGCTTATCAAATGGGCTAGGCACAACTAATGGAGTAGGCGTTCAATTTGACGGTCATAGAATCATAGAAAGAACAGCAACAGGGAACTCGGGAACGCTTACCGTTGGATATGGCGATGATTTTATTGGCATAAACACTACAGAATCGGTAGTTGTAACGCTCCCCTCATTTTTAGCAACTATTGAAGGGTTTCAGGTAACAATTAAAGACGAAGGCTATAATGCCGGCTCAAATAACCACACTATAACAGGTGAAGCCGGGGAATTAGTTAATAATGCTACAAGCGAATCTATCTCTAGCAATGGTAATTCAGTAAGCATTTATTCAGATGGCTCTAATTGGCACGTTTACTAAATAAGGATTTAGTTTGAAAAAAACATTACTAATATTATTAAGTTGTTGCTTATTAGCATCAATAGCCAATGCTACTAATATTTCATCAATAGCCAATGCTACCATTACTACTGGTGATATTACAGATTTAACGGCTGGTATTATTACTTTACCTGAAGACGGTGGAATGGTAGACGTAATGGATATAGCGGTTACAGCTAACCCTGCTGCTGGCGTAGAAGAA